AAAGCTTATGAAAAATGGATTGAACCTTATCTGTATCCCCCAAATTGGTGTGTAATTCCAGATGTAATTGATGGTACGATTGCCCAGCAAAAACAATTAATGCAAACATTTAACTATTTGCCTAAACATTTAGTAGCTCCTGTTTGGCATATGCATCTTAGCTTAGATTGGTTGCTAGAAATAGCTGATGAATATGATCGTTTTTGTTTTGGATCTTCAGGTCAGTATTGGCAAGTGGGTAGTGAAAGCTGGTCAAGAAGATGCGATGAAGCTTGGAATGAACTTACAAAAAGAGGTCATAAATCATGGGTTCATATGATGCGAGGGTTGTCATTAGCTGGAGATCAATGGCCTTTTGCAAGTGCAGATAGTACGAATGTGGCTCGTAATTTTAAAAACAAACAACAACAGTGTTGTCCGGAAAGGATGGCTAGACGAATTGATAGCATTCAGTGTCCATTAAATTGGAATATAAAACCGACACAAGGTAAATTATTATAAGGGTATTTTGTATGACATTAAATGAATTTAGATTGCAGCGTAATTTAACCTATGGACAATTAGCACGGTTGATTGGTGTTAATCATCCACGCATGGCGCAAAGATGGTGCTTAGACTTTGATGATCCTGACCGTCAGATACCCATAAAATATATGGAAGCTATATTGACCGTTACGCAAGGAGCTGTAACGCCTAACGATTTTTTTATAAGGCGTGATTAATGTATGTAAGCGAAAGTGATTTACAGAAAAATGTAGTGAAGTGGTTGAGCATTGCACTACCGCCAAATTCTGTGTTCCATCATAGTCCAAACGAGGGATACAAGAATAAGGTCCAGTATTATGTAAAGCAAAAAGGTATGGGTTTTAAAGCTGGATGGCCAGACTTGGAAATATTTGTACCAAATTCTGTAGCTATTTTTATTGAATTAAAACAACCAGGTAATTATGCAACGCCAAGACAAAGAGAAATCCATAAGATGTTACAGAATGCCGGTGCTATTTGTTTTGTAGCTAGATCTATACAGGATGTATGGGAAGGTCTAAAGGACCGTATACAGCTTTCTAAGCATCCTTATGTGCGTGGTATGGTATTACAGGAAGAAACGCTTGGCAGTGATTTAGTTAAACTTAAAAAGAAAAAATTAGAGATGAGGAAAGGCAGATGAGTAGTCAGATATTAGCAACAGTATTATTAGAGTTTAATAATTTTGATGAGTGCTATAAAGCAATACATTTTTTAAAAGATTTTATACACCATGATATATTTTATGGTTGTCAAAAGCATGATGAAACGTATGCTTTTTACTTTGAGCATTGGGCTAGGCACAATCACTATAGTGAAATGCCACTACCTAGACCGGAAAGTTTTTATAAGTAATACAAATTAACTATAACCATTTCACCCAATAAATGACTTTCAAAGCTATGATATTTTACATGAAGTACATTTTAGGGGTTGACACGCTAAAATTATTTACCCTTATATTAATATAATGAGTAATCATAATGGATACAATCATCACGATAAACAGCAGTTTAGAAATCACCTCCGAAAAGTGATTTCAAAAACTGCTAAGAATATGAATATTCATTATAGGAATACTATAGATATTAATAATACTATGGATAATGATTATAAGGTTGAGTTCTTACAACAGAAATTAATGAAGCAAGCAGAAAAGATTTTATCCAGATCTGAATATTGGAAGATACTTGAACATATACAATCCCTTACCACTGAACACAAAAAAGTATTTCTTGAACAGCTCCAAAGGCAATTTAAGCGTGTACGCAAGTAATGTTGATGAGCTAGATGAATTAATTGTTGAAGCAGCAGAAACAGAACGAAGATTACCAGGTGCATATCGTAAACAAAAATTAGCATCATGGCCAGAATATCAAAAGGATTGGCTGGCTTATGGTGATATAGTTTATCAACCGTCATTACCTAAAGCTACAACACTACAGATTACAAAGTATGAATATGTATTAGGATTATTGTTAGATCAATGTTCAACAGAAGATAGAATGTTATTATGGTCTGTTGCCCATAGCAGTGCCTTTCGTAATCGTGGACCTAAATGGAGCAAGTTATCTAAGTTGTATCATATGGATAGACGAACAGTAAAAAGAAATTATATGGATGCCTTAATACGATTACATTATTCCATAACAAAAAAGCACCCAAAGGTGCTTTAATTAGTGTTATTATTTGTAGTGTTTTATTTTTTTTTATAACTCATTCTTATTCTGCCAGTTACAATGTCATCTGCAAAATGCATGGCACAATTGTTAGTGCAGAAAAAACCGCAATAGTGTTCATAACTTTCACCATCCCAAAGAGTGCAATAAAGTTCATGTTTTGAGATAATTTTTAAGTTTCCTTTATATGGTTCATTACCATACCAAGTTTTAGTTTTTTTCTTAGCTTTCTTGCCACAATTTAAACATGGCTTTGCATGATTAAATACTCTATTAAATCTAGCCATTATAATTCTCCTTTTACTGTATATTATATATATAATAATTATGCTTGGCTTTTCAAGCCATGAAATATTATTTATTTGTATTTTTTTTATTGACAGAATGTACTGAAATATTAATTATGTTTTATATCATAGGAGCTTTGCCTGTTTTTATTATGCTCTTATGCACTCAATAACAACTGCTTTTACTGTAACCGGTATGTAGATAATCTATGTACCGGTATTTTTATGATGAATGAATATACACAATATCATAGCTCAACACGTATGAAGAAAGAACGTGCTTTACGTAACAAGAATAGACGTGATGCAATGAAAGCTGGTAGAGTACGTAAAGGAGATGGAAAGCATATTGATCATATCGATGGCAATCCAAAGAATAATAGCAAAAGGAATTTATCAATTATATCTGCTGCATCTAATCGAAAGAAACAATAATGGGTGGTCGTGGTAGTTCATTAGTAACCAAGGATATGATGGCTGAAGTATGTGAAAGATTAGCCGATGGTGAAAGCTTAACAGCTATGTGTAAGAATAGTAAGCATTTACCTGATAGAAAAACAATCTATAGGTTTGTCCAGGCTAATGATGAAGCTTATGAAGCTTATGCTAAAGCAAGAGCTATACAAGGTGAACATATAGAAGATCAGATAAGGGATTTGATTAATGCTCCATTACCTGATGATGCTAAGAAAGCAATGGCAGAAGCAACATGGAGAAGGATCAAGTTAGATAACCTGGATAAACTGAAAAGACAATTACAACCATTAGGTGGAATTAGAAATAATCCTAATGATCAGAAGGCAACGAGTGGTAGTATTACTTTGACTTGGGATGGTGGGTGACCATTATCTTTAATACACTTTGGTACTGCTCGCACGTACCACCAAGCTAGAATTTTTTTAAATTGATATAAGAAAAAATAGTTACATAATATCTTGTGTTCTTATAAGTCATTGATTTATAACAATATCCTATTCGCATAATACGTATTATGTAACTTTTTACAGATATAGGTGGCCCCCACCCTCCAAAAATCTGCGCCACCTTCTATATCGTTATATCTATCATCTAAGGAACCCACACACTCATGTCCTTAACCAAAAGACAGAAATCTTTACTATCAAAGCATAGTGATCATCATAGTAAAAAGCATATGGATGAAATGAAAAAGGCTATGACAAAGAAGAACCCATTGACATTTTCCCAAGCTCATAAAAAAGCTATGGATAAGGTAGGCAAATGAGTTCACCGGCTTGGACTAGGAAAGAGGGTAAATCGCCTACTGGTGGCTTAAATCAGAGGGGTAGGGATAGTTACAAGGGTAATCTAAAACCACCGGTTCGTACTGGTGATAATCCACGTAGAGCGTCTTTTTTAGCTAGGATGGGTAATGCTAAAGGTCCGGAGTATAAGGATGGCAAGCCCACAAGATTATTACTTTCTCTGAGGAAATGGGGAGCGAGTAGTAAAGCGGATGCTAGAAGTAAAGCAGCCAATATATCGAAACGAAACAAAGCGAAAGGATAGGATATGCCAGGAAAGAAAAAAGGCAAAGGCGGCGGTAAGAGGTACTAATGATGACACCTAAGAAAAAGAAGTTAGCGGCTATGTATGGTGATCCCAATAAGATTACGAGGGGTG